CAGGAGATCAAAGATCGTGCATCACGCTCTTACAAGTCTTTAGACAATTCCAATATTTCCGTCAAGCCTCAAAGCGCACTGAATATGGTTCAGGATATTCGCAAGGCTTTGGATGAAGCTCGTATGATTCCAAACACAAACGAAGCTAAGGCCGTAGAAGCAACTTTAATGCAGATGGAACAGATCATTGGCACTCAACGTGTTCCTTTCTCCACTATCGAGCGTTTACGTCAGATGGCTAATGATTTAAAAACAAGTAACGATTCTCAAGTTAGCCGCTTAGGTAAGGCCGCCGTTTCTGCTGTTGACAATTACATTGACAAGCTAAACGCTAAAGACCTTATTACAGCTAAAGGAGAGCTTGACAACGCTGTTAAAACACTGAAAGAATCTCGTAAAGATTGGCGTAATGCCTCTCGTGCGGAGATTCTAGAAGATGCTCTTAATGTAGCCGATATTAAGAAAGAGCGTCCCAACGCTTCTGAGAGTGAACTGATACGTACTGGTTTTATTAACATTGCTGCTAATAAAAATAAAATGAGTATGTTTTCTCCGGCAGAACAGAATGTTATCAAATCAGTGGTCAGAGGCGGAAGTCTCGATCCTGTATTGAGCTTTACTGCTCAGTTTAGCCCCACACGCTCTAAACTGTCTGCTGCTGCGTATGCTTTTGGAGCATCACAGTCTCCTGCAACGGCTGCTTTGTTGGGAGGTACAGGCTTTGGAGCTGAAGTCATCCAGAACGCTATGCGCCGAGCAGCCGCTAAAGAGGCCGCTAACCGTATTGCCTCTGGAGCAGTTCGACCAACTCCTCCTAACCTAGCTTACCGTGGTCTTCTCACAGGAGCCATGAATCCTCCGCAGGAGTAAGCCATTGACCCGATAACCTTACTGATGACGGCTCAGGCCACGGTAGCTGCAATACGCCGTGGTTGTGAGTTGTTATCGGAGGGCAAGGCTGAGATAGGTAAATTCAAAGAGACTGTCAGCAAGGGAGTCTCAGACGCTAAAGCCATCTACAAAGAAGTCACAGGTCTTTGGGGATGGCTAAAGTCTTTATTCGGCAAGAAAGAGGCTCCTGCGCCTGTGCCGGAAACAGTGGCTGCGGTAGAGCCGCCAAAGCCAGTCAAAAAGGCTCAAAAGACCGTAGAACAACTGAGCTACGAGGAATATGAGACACAAGCCATTCACGAGGTCTGTGAGCAGCTAAAGACCTTCTTTGAGATACAGAGAACCTTGAAGGCTTATTGTCTGGACTTAGAGGAACAATCTAAGACAACCGACACAGTAGAAGATAGTGCCATTGATCGTGTCCAGATCGAGCTACAACTGGAGAACATGACGGTGCAGATACGGGAGGCTATGGTATACGCTCCGAAGGCTCTGAGGGACATTTACTCACGTTTCCTGAAGATGTATGACCAAATCCTAGAAGAACAGGCTTTTGCGAGGAATCTTGCCAAGAAACAAGAAAGAGACAAAAGATGGCGACGAGAGCAGGAAACTCACCAACGAATAGATATAGCCTTGATGGTAACAATAACGGCAATAGTGGCCTTAGAGATATGGTTCTTATTTCTAGGTTTGTCTACAACGCTATCTTAGTACTTTCGTGTCTACTGATGGTATTGTGGCTGGTATCGTTACCGTTAATGCTAAAGATGTACATTGATATACAGAAAACCAAAGACTTGTGTTTACAGATAGCTAAAAAGGAGAACTAATGCTAACATTCCTATCCACCTTTATGTCCTTCCTGATGGGAGGTCTACCTAAACTCTTGGACTTCTTCCAAGACAGAGCAGACAAACAGCATGAGCTGGCCTTGGCGAATATGCAGACAGAGAAAGAACTCCGTATGCTCAAGGAAGGCTACGTTGCTCAGGCCCGTGTTGAGGAAATTAGAACCGATCAGATGCAGATTAACGCTGATATTGAAACCCAGAAGTTCCAGCTTGAGGAGCGTCAGGCGCTGTATGCTCACGATATGGCCTTGTCTGAGGGTACGTCCACATGGGTGAAGAACGCTCGTGCTATGGTTCGTCCTGCCATCACCTATGGCTTCTTCTTCCTGCTGGTGTTTGTGGATGTCTTTGGTTTCTACTACGCCATCAAGACAGGCGTACAGTTTGACGTGGCTCTGAACCTCCTGTGGGACGACGATACACAGCAAATCTTTGCCTCAATCATTGCTTTCTGGTTCGGTACTCAAGCCTTCGCTAAGAAATGATCTCAGACAAAGCCTTAAAGATGATTAAGCACCATGAGGGTGTACGGACTAAGCCTTACCGCTGTCCTGCACTCTTGTGGACTGTTGGGGTTGGTCATGTTATCGACCCTAACCACATCAAAGTACCGCTAGAGCAGCGTAAAGAGCTTCCTATCCCTCAAGGATGGGACAGAACACTGACGATGGACGAGGTGGATGCCATCCTCCAGAAAGACCTAGCTAGCTTTGAGAAGGGTGTTCTTCGCCTGTGCCCTGCGGCTGTGCAGAACCAGAGCCACCTAGATGCCTTGGTGAGCTTTAGCTTCAACGTAGGGCTAGGGAACCTGCAACGATCCACGATCCGGGCAAAGTACAATCGTGGGGACTTTGAGGGCGCTGCTGAGGCGTTTCTCGACTGGACTAAGGCAGGAGGCAAGGTGCTTCCGGGTCTTGTCAAGCGAAGGAACGACGAGAGGGCGCTATTCTTAGGCGCAGGACACTAAAAAGAAGGCTCCCGAAGGAGCCTTTTAAGTTCACACACCACCAAAGATTACCAATAGAAGACAATCTGGAATACGCCGAGCATTAGAACAACACCTTGGGCAACTTCCATTTCATCGTCGTCCTCGTATTCAATAAACAACGCATCTGTGTGCGCTATACCAAACACGAGGCCGTTGATTAGTCCTATATCAATTTTCATTATAACTCCTTAGAACGGTAGTTCGCAAGCGCCAGCAGTACAGGCAAGTTGTTGGACACCCTCGACGTTATCTGTACCCTCTAGGAACTTCTCCCACTCGATGTCAGTAGGCATAGCAGCAGCCAAAGAATGATAAGTGTACTCATCAATTTCCTCGTACGGAGCCTGTTTGTAGGTTCCTCCGTCATGCGGAAGGTATGAGACACCAGTAATCTCATCGAAGTGCTCCCAAGTCCATGCTCCCACGGTAGGCCACTCGTTTTCCTTGACGCTGATGGTCACAGAAGGCTTATGCTCACACCAGTGACGCTGGAAGGTCAGCCACAAGCGCAGGTGCTTGATAGCGTCAATGTCGTCACGTAGAACTGCACCGTCCTCTACACGCATCGGGAAGCTGAACACCGTGGTCGAGCTAGGCTTCATAACGCAAGGCTCTGCTGGAAATCCCTGAGACTTCAGAAATTCAGTAAGAGGGTCTTTGTTATCAGATCGAACCCGGCGTATGTAAAACTTACTATGCTGAGGATGAATACCAGAAGCCGTTCCAGTAAGTTGGGAAACAGTCCCTTCGGGCTTAATGCAAGTAATAGCAGCAGAGCGAACGATGCCAAGAGCGTCAGCAAATTCAGCATTAGTACAAACAGCAGCATTTTTTAACTCCTCAAGAAGTTTAGGCAGGTTGGGATCGTCAGGGTTGTTCAGGAACGGATTGTCCAAGATACCCGTCATTGAGACACCCAGAAGACGTTCCTCCTCGGTGTTGGTCTGCCAAATCTTCCGAAGGTACGGAAAATGTGTCAGCGTAGATTGAAAAGTCCCCAGAATAGTCGCCATACGGACTTTATGAGTAAGGCTAGCAATATTATCGGTGCTACGCACAATAACACTACTAAGGTTACAGAATTGATAAGGACGGAGAATAATCTCAGAGCAAGGATTAGTCCCCCATTCTTTGCCCAAGTCTCGACGACCATTTTTAGATGCTTGGCTTTCTGACGCATAACGATTAAAGATTCCTCGCTCACCAGAGTGTGATTCATAGATGTTAGACCATTCACGCATGAATTGGCCAACGGAAGGCTTGGAGTCATAGACAGCGGAGTTGTTCGCCAGTGCCCGTTGACCGTTACCGTCCCACCAGTTGCCAGCCTTGGCGTGAGCCATACGGTCATCGGAGAGGTCAGACAACGAGATCATTGCACTACGACGAACTCCTCCAACGACGACAACTTCCCCGATCTTACAGAGAATGTCATGGCACTCGATTGTATGTAACTTACGGCCTGTAGCCCCCTTGAACTTAGCGACAACATATTTAAAGAGTTCTTCCAGCGGTTCCGGCCCTGACGCTCGACCTCCAAAGGTCTTGAGTCGGGTTCCTGCGGGACGTACAGCAGAAACGTTCCACTTTGGAACTTCTCCAGCGTATAGCAGGGCAATAAGCTGACGCAAGGCTTTCGCCCATCCTTCCTTGGAGTCACGAACAACGATAACTGTGCCGCTATCGTACAGTTTCTCAGGAATCTCAGGCAGTTTGTTAACATATTTGCTCTCCACGCTAAAGCCCACCCCTGTGCCGCACAGAAGGATGTACATGGCCTCGTCAAATGCTTTGGGATCGTCAATCGGCAGGTACGAACAGTTGTAGCCAGCGATGTTCTGGCGCTCAAGAGCCTCGCCAGCAGTCATAATAGACCGCATGGAGGGCATAACTTCAAGGTTTGTTACCGCATTTTGCAGTTCCTCACGGAGCACAGGATTGAGGTCATAGTTCATCTTCTCCTTCAGGTGTTTCTCCATGAAGTTAAAGTAACGCTCTACGGTCTCAGGCCAGTGCTCACGGCGTTGCTTGTCGTCCAAGAAACGGGAATAACGGCTTTTGGCGATGTACGTGGCGTAAGGGGTCATGTGTTTAGTTTGCATTTTGAATCATCCTTTTTGTTGTCATTTGTTTGTTTTTTGTTCCTCCCATCAACATTGTAATACGACCGTATCCGTATCCCATTTGATGTAGTGCGCTAGCAAACTCAGCTAATTCTTGGTTATATTTACGTCCTCTATTCCAATGGTTAGGGTTTCCTAATTCATTCATTGGAGGTTTTTCTGTTTTTATGATTTTGTTTTCAATTTCAAGAGCTTCTTGTTTTGTCAGCGCATTGTTTTCAATCTTAACAATATCCGCTAGAGTAAAACCCTTGCTATATTGTTCTTGTAACCATAAAAAATGTTTTTCGTTTCTTTGGCTCCGCCTACACGCCCAAGCCCTGTCATAGCAACCAACACCTATGTATTGTCGGAAGCCGTTTTCAGGATCAACATGAGAGTAGACATAGTATGTTTTGTCTGTCATCATTTTCCTTCTTCTAGTTCAATCAGTTTTTCAAGATAGTGTTTTGCTTTGCGTAGGTCTTCTACGCCCCCCTTCTCTTTCCAGCGGGACACGTATTTTACACAGTTTCCTGTGAAATAGCAAAGGTTATTTGCATAAATATAGTCCCAAGGTTGGATTTCTTTGTCACGATAGTGACTCCCTGCCACCTGTTTCGTGTTTGCATCCTCTGAATGAATACTTTTGATGTACTCCTCAATTTGCTGTGCTGTCGATTGTGCCATGTGATCCATACTTTTTCTCCAAATATTCAATGCTCAGGAGCATTTCGTCAAAATGACCATCTTCAACCTCGTTCATTACCAGCAAACCACGCCAGTGCCGATTCGATAGTTGATCCATATAGCTCTCATCATGCAGATAGTAAGAACCCACGACCACAGCAGTAATAGGACGACCATCTGCTCTTTTTCCATAGGCAATTTGCTTACCTTGCTGGTGACCAGCCACACAAGACATATGTAGCTTAGAAATGATAGCGGCAGGAGAAGCCGCAGGTCTGCCCATTGCACCGACAGGCCAATAATGGTTGAAACCAACACCATTAATGAAGACAGGATGAAGGAACGCATGGACTTCCCAATCTTTCTCGTACTCTAGGTCTTTTGTGGAAATAAGCCCCTCAAGCATAGGATTGTTGTTCACAGCCCGATCAATACGGTTCTCATGGTTCCCCAGAGTCAGTACCATTCGTGGCTTATAAACCTTCTCCTTGTTCTTGCGCTGGCGTGTCTGTAGGTCTTTGAGAGGCGCTAGAAGCATTTCCATAGCCTTCTTGGTGATGTCTACGTCCTTCTGGTAGCGCAGTCCCTCAAAGTACTTAGAGCCTTTAATGTCGTGGCTACTGAGGCTTGGCATATCAGCAAAGTCCCCAATGTTCACGACAACATCCGGCTTGTAGTCACAGATGGCCTCTCCAGCCCATGTTAGATGCTGGAGAGGAACACCTTCCTTGACTTGACAATCAGGAATTACGAGTATTCTCATCGTCTTTGTCTTCCTCGGTTGTGTCGGAGGTATCCACTTTTACTTGAAAGTCCAGATAATCATCATCCTCGTTGTAGTCAAAGCTGTGGTAGGGGAACAACTCCTCTTGATGCTTGTCAGCTAGTTTATCAAACACTTCTTGGCTCATTTCACGCCCAACAGCCTTGGTAACAATCTCATTGTTGGTCGGCAACGCTACGCTGTAGTACACATGAGGACGAATCTCATAATCGTATACTTCCTCCAAGAAGATCAGGAA